CGGATGACGGCAGGCAATCGGGAGATGAAATGGCTGAGAATGAGAGAGAGAAGCGGCTGGCCTCCGCAGTAATAGACGAGCTGGGAGGGGCGGTCAGGGTGGCAGGCATCTGTAAGGTGCGTCCCGCGTCGGTCTCGGGCTGGAGGGTTTCCGGCATTCCGGAGGCAAGACTCCAGTACCTGATGCTGGCCTATCCCATGCTGAAGGCCTGGGCGATAGAGGATGAGGAGGAAGAATGCCAAAAGAAGACAACATCATGATGCTGAAGGTCTATGGCAAGCTGGAGGATGCGAAAAAGCTGATTGACGAGGCCATGAGCCTCTGCCAGGAGCTTCAGCCGGTACGGATTACTCCGGAGCACACGCTTGACGACATCAGGAGCCGGATTAAGGAGATGATGGAGCAGGCGAGGCCGCAGGCAAAGGAGTTTGTGAAGGAGATGCTGCAAAGGCACAAGGCCGCGAAGCTGTCAGACCTGAGAGCAGAGCAGTATGAGCAGGTATGGAAGGAGTGCAGGGAATGGGTACCGTTTTAAGGAAGGACGAGGCAGGGACGGCGCACGCCGTGCTGTCAGCCTCCGCGTCATCGAGGTGGCTCCACTGCCCGCCGTCACTCAGGGCAGGCGAACACATCATCAATGTGCCGTCCCAGTGGGCTGACGAGGGCACCAGGGCACATGAGCTCTGCGCGCAGGCTCTCGCGAAAGGCTGGGGGAAGGAAATAACCCCGCTGAAGCAGGCTGACAGTGAGTACGACGAGGAGATGAAGCAGTCCGCGGTATGCTATGCCGCATTTGTGAAGGAGCAGGCCGGAAGCTGTGACTGCGATGTCTTCATTGAGCACAGGGTTGACTACTCCAACGCAATCGGAGTACCGGACAGCTTCGGTACTGCTGACTGCATACTGCTGGAGAAGGGTACGGGCATTGCCCATATCATTGACTTCAAGTATGGCTTCCAGCGCGTCGAGGTCATTAAGAACACACAGCTGATGCTCTATGCTGCAGGCGTGTATTCTGAATTCGGGAAGCAGTACGGCATTAAGGAATTCAGGCTGTCGATTTTCCAGCCGAGGATTGCCAATGCCAATACCTGGAGAATTACGGCAGAAAGGCTGACGTCAGTCTGCGAGAAGGCCTTCAGGCCTGCCGCGCAACAGGCGGTCAGCGGCGGGGGCGAGTTCCGCGCCGGAGAATGGTGCCGCTTCTGTCCGGTCAGGGCAATCTGCCGGAAGAATGCCGAAAGGCTCATGACTGACCCGAGGATTGTCCCGCCTCCGATGCTGACCGACAAGGAGATTGTGGCACTGCTTCGCATTGCCGATGACATCTCGTCATGGCTCAGCGATGTGAAGGCTTATGCCCTTGAGTCCGCAAAGGCCGGCCATGTCTGGGAAGGATTTAAGATAGGGCATGCCAAGGGCAGGCGCATCTTCACTTCGGAGCCCGCGGTTGCGGAGGTGCTCAGGAATGCCGGCATTGAGCCTTACGCGGAACAGAAACCGAAGCTGAGGGGGATTTCAGACCTCGAGAAAGAGCTGGGGAAGAAGAAGTTTGCAGAGCTGCTCGGAAGCCTGACGGTTATGAAGGAAGGCATTGAGAAGCTGGTAGCAGAAGGAGAATAGCATGAAGGAACTGAAGATAACACAGGGGCCGGTCCGCAGGGCACAGAAGGTTGTGCTCTACGGTTCGGAAGGCATCGGGAAGTCTACGCTGGCGGCGCAGTTCCCTGACCCGCTGTTCATCGACACTGAGGGAGGCACCTCGCATCTCGATGTCAGGCGCATCAGCTTTGACGGGTCATTCGGAGACCTGATTGAAACCATCGAGGCTGTGGCGGCGCAGGATGTATGCCGCTCGCTGGTGCTTGACACTATGGACTGGGCGGAACAGATCTGCGTTGCTGACCTGCTGAAGAAGTACCGCCAGACCTCGATTGAGTCCTTCGGGTACGGCAAGGGATATACATATCTCGCGGAGGAGGTGCAGCAGATCCTCAGAGCGATGGACAAGGTGATTGCATCCGGAAAGAATGCGGTCATCGTCGCTCACGCCAGGATGAGGAAGCAGGAGCTCCCTGACGAAGCCGGAGCGTTTGACCGCTGGGAGCTCAAACTCTCACGCCAGTCCGCTCCGCTGGTCAAGGAATGGGCTGACATGCTTCTCTTTCTGAACTACAAGACTGTCGTCGTCCATACTGACGCCAATACCAACAAGGCTCAGGGCGGCAAGCGCGTCATGTACACCACCCACCACCCCTGCTGGGATGCGAAGAACAGGTGCGGTCTGGCTGACGAGCTGCCGTTGGACTTTGCATCAATCGCGACAGCTTTTGAGTCTCTCTCTGAGCTTATGGCAAAATCAGGGATTACCGAGGAGCAGATCCGCTCTGTCGTCTCGGAGAAGGTACTGCCCCAGGGCGCTCCGCTGTCCTCCTGTGAGGGCGCGCTCCTGCGCAACTGGGACAGAATTGTAAGCAAGATTAAGGAGTAATTGATTATGGCAGATAACACCAATATGAATGAAGCGATGGGCTGGGATGACTCCATCGAGAACGAAGGGCAGGAGTTCGTCCTCCTTGACGAGGGCGATTATCAGTTTACCGTGGAGAAGATGGAGCGCGGGCAGTTCAACGGCAGCGCCAAGCTCTCTCCTTCCCCGAAGGCCACACTGACCCTCGCTGTTGCTACCGACAGGGGAACCGCTCACGTCAAGACTGACCTCATCCTCAACCGCGCGCTTGAGTGGAAGCTGTGCCAGTTCTTCCTCTCCATCGGGCTCAAGAAGCATGGCGAGCCGCTGGTCATGAAGTGGGGCGAGGTAACCGGCAGGACTGGCAAGGCCCGCATCCGCCAGCGCTCGTGGACCGGCAATGACGGAGCTGAGCGCAAGTCCAACGACGTAGAGCGCTACCTGGATCCAATGGAGAGTGTTGAGAACAGCGCTCCGGTTCAGAAGAAGAAGGTTCCAGTCCCTCAGGTCAAGGAGCCTGACATGTCCGACAATGATGAGGACTTCCTGAAATGATGAAACTCCGCCCGTACCAGAACGAGGCGGTCAACGCGGTCTGCAATGACTGGCAGAATGAGGGGTATCACCGCACGCTGGTGGTACTCCCCACCGGATGCGGGAAAACAGTTATTTTCGCGTCCGTCATTGCCCGCGCTGTCAGAAAGGGCCGCAGGGCCCTTGTTATCGCCCATCGTGATGAACTTCTGCAGCAGGCCCATGACAAACTCCTGAGTGCCGCAGGCCTGCCATCTGTTTTTGAGAAAGCTGAGCAGACTGCCGTCGGTTCCAATTCCAGTGTGGTTATAGGCTCTATCCAGACTCTTCAGTCCTGGAAGCGTCTGTCAGCATTCAGCCCGGATGCTTTTGATGTGATTGTGGTTGACGAAGCACACCATGTCATGTCTGACTCCTACCTGAATGTACTCGGGTATTTTGCCAATGCGCATGTACTCGGGGTTACGGCAACGCCTGACCGTACCGACCGCAAGGATCTCGCGAAGTTCTTTGAGAATACAAGCTATGAGTACAGCCTTATCACTGCCGTAGGCGAGCACTTCCTTGTTCCTCCGATTGCCAAGCGCGTACCGCTGAGAATCGACATCTCAAAGGTCAGGGTAAAGGCCGGAGAATTCATGGCCGACGACCTCGGGGAAGCTCTTGAAAAATACCTCACTGAGATTGCCGGCGTTATGGCCGTTGAGTGCAGAGGCCGGACAACAGTCGTATTCCTGCC